ATTATTGGTGAAGCCCGTGAAAAATATGGTACTATAGCCGGACCAGGTGGTGGTACTTCATTGAACGGTGCTGCTATGAAGGCTGAAGCCAAAGCAGACCAAGAACGTCTAATTAATGAGTTGAAGGCATACGTTGATTATAGTCAACCATTAACTTGGGTACAGGGCTAATTTTATAACGTGATTCATGCTTAAGATTTATTATCCAGGTAGAGAAATAGCCGACGAATTATTTGGCAGATATCACAGCAATTTTTTGCCATTTGATATTGAAAAAAATGATTGGCAAAAAGTAAGTGATATCAAAGACGCTGAATTTGTCCCTATACTATCAGATATTTTAATGGTAAATCCATACGATGATACCAACTATGTAGATAGTTACATAGAAAAAATTCGTAAATTAAATTTAGATCCCTCACAAAAATTATTATTTTTTCATATCTTTCATTTGGATGATCTACATTGTGAGCAAACTATATATCCAAAGTTTAGAGAATATCTTTCGGAAAAAATACCAAATCAATTTGCTATAATTCATCAGAACGCCAATCGAAAAGATGAAATATATTATGATCACATGTTTAACAGGGAAAAACTTTATTTTACAAATTATAATTACATCGACCTAACTGAAAGATGTTATACTCACGGTAGCACTATATCAAATTATGTATTGGCGCAAATTAAAAAAAGTCCTAACACCATGCTAAGAAAAATGGTGTCCCCTACTAGAATTTACTCACACACAAATCCAAGAAATGAATATAGAAAAATGTTAATTGAGTTTATTAAGCAAACTCCTAATGATTTTTATTATTCCGATTCATCAACTAATCTAATACTCAATTCTGAAGGACGTAATGTCGAGTATATGCTGGAAGGTAAAGGCGGTTGGTTTCCAGTAGCAAATGAATACTACAATAATAGTTTTGTCAGTATGTATGTTGAAACTGTTACGGGAATTCATGCTTATGATAAAACTTCATATAAAATAGTAACTGAAAAAACATTTGACCCGTTAATTAAAGGTCATTTTATATTGCCATTCGCCTATAAAGGATTTATAGAAGATGTCAAATCATATGGCTTTAAGTTACCAGAATGGATAGATTATAGTTATGACCAAATTGACGATACCCAAAAACGTTTTGAAGGATTTTTATATAGTGGACAACAAATTTGTAGTTTGAGTACTATGGAATTGTACCAATTATATTTGAAAGATTACGATATGTTGTTACATAACAGAGACGTATTTTGGACTAGACCCTATGATAGTTTAAGCGAAAAGGTCAAAAGATTTTTTGACATACAACACTAAAAATAGTATACTAATAATATGATTGTAGGAATTGCAGGCTTTATAGGAAGCGGCAAAGATACTATTGCTGACTATCTCATCACATTCAAGGGCTTCAAGCGTATGAGTTACGCCGGCCCACTTAAAGATGCTGTTGCTTCTATTTTCAATTGGGATCGTGAACTGCTCGAGGGTACTACAAAATATAGCCGTGAATGGCGTGATACTGTTGACACTTGGTGGGCTGAAAGATTAGAAATTAAACACTTGACTCCACGCTGGGTGTTACAGCAATGGGGTACTGAAGTAGGGCGTAGAGCTTTCCATGATGACATTTGGATCGCTAGTATTGAGAATCAACTACGAACAGCGAAAGATGATATCGTCATCAGCGATTGCAGATTCCCTAATGAATTGAAGTCTATCAAAAGAATGGGCGGAGTAACTATCAGAGTACATAGGGGAGAAAACCCACCCTGGCATGATGCTGCTGTAATGTTTTCTAAAGGGTATTACAGTGCAGGGTATGAGGAAGCAATTAAAACACTTGAGTCATTCAATGTACATGCTAGCGAATATAGCAGTGTTGGTCTTGAATATGACTATAATATCAATAATGACGGTACTATTGACGATCTACATAAGAAGATCGACTCAATAATCAACTTGTAGGTCGCCACGCTTCCAAGTTAACTCTTTTCTTTTAACAACTTCTACACAGTTTAAACATATAGTTCGTAGATTATTAAACTTTGTGTTTTTAAGGTCTCCGTCTATATGAAATACAGTCATCTGTGTGCTGTATAAGCCCTTAAATCCACAATTATCACATACAGTTTTCTTTTTATAGCCTGCTTTTTCCCAGTTGGCTATGCTTTTTTTAGATTTACTCTTCTTTCTACCGCACTCATCACAGTGTGATCTGTAGTGCTTAATATCATCACGCATATAGTTTATAGCGCAGGGGTTCTTATTACAGACTTTACATATGGGTCTAATATTAGGCATATACTTATTTAATGATTTAACCTTCGAAGGTTTGCTATCGGTTACTTTTTCCTATTATTTTATAAATAATATTGAGAACCCAGGGTGTGTATGTAACCCTCAGAATATTACAACATAGGAAGAAAACAAAATGGCATTAACATCACCAGGCGTCGAAGTTACAGTAATCGACCAATCACAGTATTTACCAGCCGCTGGAGGTAGCGTCCCATTCATTATGGTTGCTACAGCAGCAAATAAGGCTAACCCAGCAGGTACAGGTATTGCTCAAGCAACTACTCCTGCAAACGCTGGCAAACTATATCAAGTAACAAGTCAGCGCGATCTTGTAACATTGTATGGTAACCCATTCTTTTATGAAACTGCTGACGGTACTCCAATTCAAGGTTATGAATTGAACGAGTACGGTCTACTAGCAGCATATTCAACTTTAGGCGTTACAAATAACGCTTATATTTTAAGAGCAGATATAGACCTAGCAAGTCTTGTAGGTAAGACAGGACGTCCAACTGCTAATCCAGCAGATGGTACTTACTGGTTAGATACTACAAGTTCAACTTGGGGTATCTATGAATGGAATGCTAATAAACAATCATTCTCATATAAAGCACCAGTTGCAGTTATCACAGACGTAGATAATACAAGTAGCGGCGCCCCATTAGATAGCATCGGTAATATTGGTGATTATGCTATTGTTGACTACCAAGCAACAGAATCAAATCCTGTCGCAGCAAGTGGTACATACTGGTATAAGAATTACTTAAACTCATGGGTAGAAGTTGGAAGTTTTGATTGGTTAAATTCTATCCCATTAGTAACTGGTAGTGAATTTAATCCAACTATCACAATAGGTGGTACCATCACATTCACAATCATGGGTGTAACATATACAGTTACATCAACAGGTACAACTATAAGTTCACTAGCAAATCAAATCAATAACACATTAGGTATTGTTAACATTGGTGCTAGCGCAGCAAATGGTACACTTGAAATTTTCTCACGCCAGTTATTAGGCATGGAAGATACAGAAACTCCAATGCAAGTAACATTAGGTGGCACAATTCTTGCAGAAGTAGGCATTGACAGTGGCGATTATGTTCAACCTCAAGTAGTTTATGGTACGGCTGCGGAACAACCATTATGGTCAGAAAGTCAAACTTATCCAGCACCAACCGGTTCAGTTTGGATCAAAATATCAACTGTAACAAATGGTTTGAACCCTCAAGTAAGCAGTTTTGATGCAACTTTACAAACTTGGGTTTCACGCAGATGTCCAATTGCAAATAGCGACTGGGAAGCAACTGTAGGTTTAGACACAACAGGCGGTCAAGCAATTCCAGCTGGTAGTGTCTATATGCAAATTAACCCAGATGATTCATTTGCTCAGTCTCCAGTTTATATTTGGAAGCGTTCAAATGTAGGTCCTACTGTAGTGACCGGTACTAATACAGCACCAGATTTCGTATCAGGAGGAATTTTAAAAGTATGGGTAAGTGCTCCAGGGGAATCATCACTACAAGTAAATTCAGTATCTGGTCTTCCTTGGGTAGTAAGCGTTCCTGCTGGTGCAGACGCACAAGGATTCGTTACAGCCTGGTCAGCAGCAAACATTTCATATACAAGTGCTGCCGTAGATGCAGATGGTGCAATTGTATTGTCTCACTCTGAGGGTGGTGAAATTGTTATAAGTGATTTTAATAATGCCAACCATACATCAAACGGTATTTTAGCAGAGGCAGGTTTTGTAGCAGGTACTACAGAAGGATGTAAATTTGGTATTTCTGCTGAATTAAACGCTGTTGCTGAATCAACTACAAATGTTTTAGCAAGCGGTAACAATTTACAGGTTTATGTAACTACTAGTTACAACAGAGTTTATGTAGATGAAAATAGTTTCCCTAACGCAGGCAGTGGCTATGTTGTAGGGGATACTGTAAAAATTCTAGGCACAAGTATAGGTGGCACAAGTCCTGCTAACGATGTACTTTTAAAAATTACAGCAGTATCAGGTAGTGGCAATGTTACAGCATTAGCAATGGCAGGTAGCACAGCACCGGTCGCTCCAACTAGAATGACAGTACAATTAAGTAACTGGGTATTCGTAGATTATGAACCAAATGAAGGTTTCCCAAATGTTGCTCCAGATGACGGTACTAACTGGTTCTGGGCTGTAACTGACCAAGTAGATATCATGGTCAACACACAGACAGCAGATAGTGAAACTGGTTCAAATTGGAAAGCGTATCGCAACCAATCTTATGACAAGAATGGTTTCCCAAAGACTACTGGTACTAACACAACTGATCCAAACGGTCCAATTATTAGTGCAAGTGAACCAACAACACAAAGTGATGGTACAACCGCACTAAGTTATGGCGATCTATGGATTGATACAAGTGACTTAGAAGCATTCCCAGTAATCTATCGCTGGCAGGCAAAGAAAAAGGCTGACGGTACATATGTAAGTCCAGAAGTAGGCACTTGGACATTGTTAGATACAACAGATCAGACTAGTGGCAGTGGTGTTGTTTTTGCTGACGCACGTTGGGCACTAAATGGTGACACTAACCCAGCAAATGATCCTATTCCAACTATCAAGTCCATGTTAAAGAGTACTGGTAGCGTTAATGCAAACTACATCGATATAGATGCTCCAACAAGTTCAAACTACCCAGTTGGTATCTTGTTGTTCAATACTCGTCGTAGTGGTTATAACGTTAAGCAGTATCGTACAAACTACTTGACTTCAACACGTTTCCCAGAGAAGAATGATTATCCAACTGAAACAGCAACATGGGTGAGCGCAAGTGGATTGAATGATAAAGGTCAGGCATACATGGGACGTAAGGCACAACGCAACATGGTTGTCAAGGCAATGCGTTCAACAATGGATACCAACCAAGCAATTCGTGATGAAGATAACTTCTTCAACCTAATGGCTGCTCCTAACTATCCTGAACTACAACCAAACATGGTCGTACTAAACAATGATCGTGGTCAGACAGGATATATCTTAGGTGACACTCCAATGGGTCTACCAGAAGATGCAACACTAATTCAAGCATGGGCAACTAATGCTGCTGGTGCAACAAGCACAGGTGAAGATGGTTGTGCAACACGCGACACTTATCTTGGCTTGTTCTACCCAAGTGGTATTGCTCCAGACCTAGATGGTAATCTAGTTGCTGTTCCAGCAAGTCATATGATGTTAAGAACATTCATTAGAAATGATACAGTTGCTTATCCTTGGTTAGCGGCAGCAGGTACTCGTCGTGGTATTATTGATAATGCTACAGGTATCGGCTACCTAGATCGTGCAACTGGTGAGTTCGTAACAACTAAGACAAGACTAGGAATACGTAATGTGTTGTATGTAAACTTCATCAACCCACTAGTATTCTTTACAGGCAATGGTTTCTTGAACTACGGTAATAAGACATCATTCAATAGTCAAAGCGCATTGGATCGTACAAACGTAGCAAGACTTGTTGCGTACATCCGTCGTCAATTGACTATAGCAGCAAGACCATTCGTATTTGAACCAAATGATGCATTAACACGCGGAGAAATTGCAGGTGTTGTTGAATCATTGATGGTTGATCTTGTTGCTAAGAGAGGCATCTATGACTACTTGGTAGTTTGCGATGAATCAAATAACACACCAGCACGTATAGATCGTAATGAGTTGTGGATCGACGTAGCAGTTGAGCCAGTCAAGGCTGCTGAATTCATCTACATCCCAGTTCGTATCTTGAACACTGGCGAGTTAGGCGGATAATATAGAAAGTAGAGTGCCTCGAAAGGGGCACTCAAACTAAATAGTATAAATGGAGAATTAAAATGGCAACAGCCTCACAATCATTGTTTAACATGACAGTAGCATCTGATAACGCCGGCGGCAATCAGGGCCTGTTGATGCCAAAACTACAATTTCGCTTTCGCGTTAACTTTCTTAATTTTGGGGTTGATGCAAGTGGCGGATTGAACTTAACAAAGCAAGTCGTAGACGTTACAAGACCACAGATTCAGTTCCAAGAAATCACACTACCAGTTTACAACTCAACATTGTATCTAGCAGGTAGATATCAGTGGAATCCAATCACTTGTACTATACGTGACGATGCTTCAGGTACAGTTTCAAAAGCAATTGGCCAACAGATTCAGAAGCAATTAGACTTTGTTGAACAGTCATCAGCAGCAACTGGTCAGGATTATAAGTTCCAGACTAATATCGAAGTGTTAGACGGTGGTAACGGCGCTAATGCTCCAACTGTATTAGAAACTTGGGAACTATACGGTTGCTTTGTACAACAAGCAAACTATCAGAACTTAGCATACTCAGCAAACGAAGCAGCAACTATTCAGTTGAACATTCGTTATGATAATGCTATCCAATCTCCTCTAGCATCAGGCGTCGGCGCCTCAGTAGGAAGAGCATTGGGCGGTACTTCAGTATCAGGTATAGGTTCAGGATCCTAAAATTTAGGTTTAAAAAGACTGATAAATATTTGAATGTCAGGCTTTTTTCAAAATCTACTTAAAGACGCTGCCGGAGGATTCTTCGGCAGCGATTATCTTAGAGACTATACACACGCCAGTAAAACATTTGGCACAAATCTTTATCAATATAGTCCTAAATTCAAATTCTTATTTCATTGTTATTTCAGTATAAACAATGATGTCTATGATTTAGATAAACAACAAGGTACACAACAAAACTTTGGTTTATTGGTACGTGATGTTAAATTGCCTGCTTATCAGATTCAAACTACACAAATGAATCAGTACAATCGTAAACGTATTGTACAAACAAAAATAAAATACGAACCCGTTAACTTTACATTCTTTGACGATAATAGTAACACAATGGCTAAATTATGGGCTGCGTATTATACCTACTATTATAATGATGGTTCTATACCACTTGTTAAATTTAGTGGTAGAGGTGGAAATGGTCTTGATCTATCAAGTGCCGCTAAAGAAGGTACAGTAAGAGGTTTAGCAGGTGCAGGTGGTGTGGGTTCCGCCCCAGATCAAGATGAAGCATATACAACACGTAACATTTACGAAAATGATATTTCTAAAACTATGTTTTATGGTTATAATGTTACAACTAATAATGGTGAGGGCAAGCCTAACT